CTCAATAAAATCGTTCCAAGAAGGTCCTGCAGGTGCCATCATACAATCCAACAAAAATCTTTTGTCACCTTTTGTCCCAAAATTTCTAAACTCATCAGGGGCAAAGTCAACAATAGTAGTTCCTTTATAAGAAAAAGGTTCTTTTCCCACTTGATGTCTATGTTCTGCAAAGTCCTCGGTAGACATTGGGACTTCTTCGTCGTTTTCACTCAACAAAATAATTGTAGTTGGCATAAACATAAGGTTATCGTCCCAGTCAAATGCATAGTATTTTGTGTCAGGTTCACCCTCATCAGTAAACCCTTCATTTAATCTACGAGACTTAACAAAATCTTTAATGTATTTTTTAATATTCATTACTTTTTAAGTTTCTCTAATAATTGCTCTAACTGAGCTTCAGTAATAATTATGTTTTGTTTTTTTTCTGCAAACGTTTTTTTACCTTCAGTTTTATAACCTAAAGATTCTTTGATTAATTTTTTTTCTATTTTCATAGTCTTTATTTTTAAATAAGTTATGGGGGATATTTCTACCCCCCATTTTTTTATTTTGATTTATTAGATGTCATCAAAAGATGCTCCAGTTGGTGTGATAACAAATTCGATGTCGATGTATTCTAACGCTCTTGTTGGTTTCAAGAAGATTTTACCCGTCAATGTATTTGAGTCTAAATCTTCAGGTGTGTTAGATACTTGAACTCTAAAGTCAATTAAACCTCGGTCTCTTCTGATTTGGTCTAAGATTGGGTTAACTGAATCCAAGAAGTCTTGTCTTACTTTGTTGTCATTTTGTTCGAACAATAGTCTCACAGCCACCGCTGAAATCAACTTACGAGCTTGTAACAACAATCTTCTAACGTTAATTCTGTCAAGAGCAGATTCTCTAACTTGAAGAGTTTTATTACCCCAAATTACTGTACCGACATCAGAGAAGGTCGCAATTGGGTTAATTCTACCTTTGTATAGAGTATCTCTATCGTCTTGTGTTAATTTACGTCTTGCTCTAATTGCGTTTACAAGTCCTCTTGTATAACCAGCAGATGCAAACCAAGGGAAAGCAATGTTATCAGTCAAAGCTAAGTTTCTTACAACTTCAGATGTTGCAGGAATATAGATTTGAGTATTGTTAACTGTATCTCTCGTTAAAATCCAAGGATAATAAGTTGCGGTATAGTTAGAGTCAATTCCCGTATCTTCTAAGTTATCGACTGCCTCTTGAGGGTAGATTAAACCTTCAGTGATATCTTGGTAAGAAGGTAAGAACAAATTAAAGTCAGGAGTTGTAGTGATATAAATTGAATCAGCTCTATCTGTTTCAATCATATCAATCGCGTCTTCCACTAAGTTTGAGTTATTAACATAATCAATACCTGGTGTTGCAAATATGTTAATGTTAGTTGACTCAGGGTTAGCGAATGTTGATTGACCCCATTTGTAAGCATAGTAGTCAGTATTTGCCCAAGTTTCTTGGTTAGGTCCTGAAATTTGTTTGAATGCTCCCCAACCTGTTGCCGTAGGATATGTTACTGAACTAGCCGCCCCGTATTTAAATCCTGTTTGACCTAATGCGAACGTGTCAGTATTTGTTCTTGATTCTCTGTAGATATCCCAACCATCAAAACCACCATATGCAAGTACAGTAAACTTACGTGTGTTCAATCTATAGTATGGATTATTAGTATCAACAGGTTCAGAATTAAATGACCCAACACCAACTTCAAACTCAGATTGACCTGATGTTGTATATGAGTTACTAATAGTTACTACTGTAGCCCCACTATCCATATGGAAACCTTTTGTTAAATAACCCCAAGCTAAACCTGTAGTGTCAGTTGCTAAACTTGCCGGTACTTGTTTTCCTTTATATTGGAAGAAATCGTAGTCAAACCCTGTAATATTTGAGATACCTAAATAAGCTCTTCTTGGATTTTCACCACTTGAAATCACCGGGTTATCACCACCACCTGCAGAACCAAACGGAGGGTTGTAGATAGTTTCACCTGCACTATAGTATTTAGTTTTATAAGGAACAAAAGGAGGTGTTGCGTTAGCGTATTCTCTCATAACATATCCTTCAAAACCACAAGGTAGTGCGTTTGTAGGAGCCTCGTCACTCATCTCTAACATAACGAATTTTGATTTAACTTGGTATTCACCATTAGATGTACCAATTTTGTTAGCTACGTAATTGTTTTGAGTTGGGTCTAATGAACAGTTTGTGAAACTTTCAAGTACTCTTACATTTTGGTCATTGTCGAAGAAGTCTCTTACAAAGACATCAAACGTACCGTTGTTAAATGATATATTACCAATCGATAATTTAACATATGTGTTAGCAGCATTACCATCTGAAATTAAGACAAACTTAAATAATTTAAAAACTTTATTACCTCTTAATTCTGATACAAGATATGGCGTTTCAGGTGTTTGGTATTGTTCTAAGTAGAATCCAATTGAGTCGCTATCATTTGAACGAGCATCATCTAAAGCAACTAAATCACAGTAAAGACCTCTAATCTGTCCTGCTCTATAACCTGTTTGTAAAAGAGCCGAGTACGTCTCCTCAACAAATAAAGGGACTTCAGTTCTTGATTTACCAAAGTTCGATGCTCCGAATACGTTTCTTAAATAATTCTTATCGGTGCTTAACATAGACGTTTCAAACGTAAAGTTGTCACCGTCATAAGTAACACCTGAAATTTGGAATGTTGAGTATGGGTTTTTAGTAACTGCTGAATACGAGCCATTACAAACCATATTTACGTCTGACGTTCCTGATACTTCATAGAATGGTCCTGCGTTAGTTGAACTATAAGTTGAAATACCTCTAGACCTTAAAGTTGCAACTACCATATCATCATATGTGGAGTATGGTGCTCCTGAATATGATGTTGTATAGAATGCAACGGTACCTGAATATACACCAGATGATGGAGTTGTGGAAATCCCTGAAAGGGCTGCTCCCATACCTTGACCGAAATATGTGTTTACATCATTCGCTCCTTGGTAATAGTTAAACAACCCGTAATACCAAGGGTCATTAGACGTTGATGTGAAATTATTTAACGATTGGTTTACATTAGGTACACCAAAATTCTCTGTAAATCCGGTAATAGTATTAAGTGATGTAATACCAGTTACACTTGCTAATGTTGAAGCGCTTGACGAACCCCAAAAAACAGCAGTACTACCTGAAGTCAACGACCCAGTTGAGAACAATGATATCTGATTTGATAGGTATGATTGTAAATCTTGAGATATTGTTGAAGTACCTCCATTAAATTCAGTATATGTATTACTAAAGTTATTATTTACGTTAATCGAAGACGGGACAGATGTAAGTGTAACTGTACCTCCTGTATTACCTGTAAATGTAACATATACAGGCCCTGTTGTACCAGTAACCTGAATAGTAGATGGGTCAACATTACCAATAGTTACGATAGACCAAGAAGGTCCAGCGTCATATCCTGATAACCCTAATACTCTTGTTACAAACAATTGGTTAGATTGTGATAAATACGATTTAGCGATGTATGCCAATTCGTATTTAGGGATTTGTGTGTTTACGAATTTCTCAGGACTTGTGCCACCGAAGTATGTTTGGAATTCATCGAAGTTAGTGATGAAAATAGGTTCGAACGCAGGTCCTTGAAGAGTTTCTCCAGCGACACCAAGAGTCGTCACACCCACACTTTGTGCTACAAATGTTAAGTCCCTTTCTGAGGTATATACACCTGGAGAAACGAAAACCTTATTAGATGATGCCATGTTAATAATAGTGTTTTAGAATTTATTTTATTATATAAATACATCGCCAAATAACAAAAAACTTTACATCTAAACAATATTTATTAAAGAGTAAGAATTAATTCTGCCTTTTTTCTACCTACTATGAAAAAACCTGTTAAGAAAATAAAAAACCTAAAAATTAGTGTTGAGTCCCACTCCCAACTTAAAAAATATTGTGATAAAAATGGACTGAAGATTTATAAATTTTTAGAAAAACTTATATCTGATAATTGTAAGGAAACTAAGGATTTGTACGGTGAGTAATTTACACCAAATAAGCAACAGTATTAATCGTACTTTCTTTTGTATTATCAACCTTAGTTACGTTAATTAATAATGTGTCCCCATCATTAATTTGGATGGTTGGTAAACCACTACCCACAAAGTTTGAATTGATGTAAACATCGTAACTACTAATGTTTTCTGACTCGGTCACTTTTAAATCTACGGTATATCTAAAAACTTCAGTTAATTGGGTGTTACCTGTAACAAACAATAAGTTTAAATCAAAATTATCCGGTCTTGGTGGTTGTATATTAACCTTTCTTGACCTTGTTCTTGTCTCGGTCTCAAACAAAGATACTTGTCTTGTAATTGCAGGTGAAACTTTAAATTCTGCCTCGTCAATCAATAAACCCTTCATTATGAAAGTATAATTTACAATATAATACTTTCTTTTTGCTATTTCTTTAACTGACTCATCACCAACACCCTCCATAATGATTGGAATAAAATGTCCTTTAATTTGACTGTATGCTTGTTTTGATGTGAACTTTTGCATTACAATTTTATTAAAGTCATTAACTTCTCTCATTCTATTACAGAATAATTTAACGTTGTAAGTAATGTCTACAGGTATTGGTTGGGGTATTGTGTAAACATCAGCACCTTTTCTTTGACCGTCCCAAGTTGGGACCGTATAATAAAAGAATTGTCTTCTATTTGGTATGTTTGCGGCACCACCTTGAAATGTTCCATATTTAACATCTGCATTTCTAACGGTCGCAATAAATGGTAAAGAAATGTTTTTATCTAAGTCTTGGAAGTCCCACGTCTCTGTAAATTGTGACCAGTTTTGCGTTGTAATAATTTTATCAACCGTAGGTACTGTTTTTTCAGAGGTAACTAATTTTAATTGTTCTTTTACAAAATCTAACATTCCCAAATCTAAATCCGCATGTAAAACTCCTTTAGGTAAAAAAGTTCCGTGGTCAGTAATGTCATCCAACATTTCTTGTCTTCTTTCACGACCAACCTTTTCAGGTATTAACGGTAAATGTTTCTTTAATTTTGATGGTAAAGCCATTTTTATAATCCTCTAAATTCGTTATCTGTAACAGGAGCACCAAGTATCGAACGATAAAATGGTTTGTATCCTGCGTATGTGTGTTTATTGTCACTTAATACACGACCATCATCGACAACACTATAATAACGAACTCTAGTTTCCGTTTCATAGTAACCAATATAATCACCATAGTTAATGTCAATACCCAACTCTTCGAGTTGTTTTTGATAAACCCCAACTTTTAAATTACCGGGTTCTGTTTGAGATAAACGTGACGCCCCATAGTCAACACTAGAAGGTGCTTCAATTTGAACATACCCCTTAAATTCAACAGGTGGTAAAAATTGTATTCCGTCTTCTAAAGTTTCCCCATAAACATCATCACTAAGAGTTCTCTGCCTATCAACACGATACAACACAAGTGTAAAATTCATATCACCACCCAACCATTCATCTCCCATTGAAATGTCTAAATCAAAGTCTTCTTCTGAAAAGAATTTGTTAAGTCGGGTTATAGGTACTCTATTCTCTGCCATACCTATAAATACTTTAATTGATTTTTTATAGTTGTTTCTTATATTTTATTATATT